CCTAAAGCACAAAAGAAGCGTGAACAAGTTCTTGCTTGGATGGACGCTTACATGGACTATGGTATGATACTTGATATTCCGGCTTGGGTAGCACGGTCTCCCGAAGGTGCTAAAGCAACTGGAATTGACAATTATCAAGATGCCGTTAATGCTACACGTATTAACAATGACTACTTTATGAAACATAGAAGTGGTGCTTGTAAATTCTTAAATGTATTACAAGGTGAAAATCATGCTGACGCAGAAGATTGGTATCAGCAAATGAAAGACTATTGTGATCCAGTTAAGTATCCTGGCACACACTTTAATGGTTGGAGTATGGGTGGACAGAATATGTGTGATATTCATCTTGTTCTTAAAAGACTTGTTGCACTTAGATTTGATGGACTACTTGAGAAAGGCGTACATGATGTAATGCACTTCTTAGGTACAAGTAAATTAGAGTGGGCAACACTACTTACAGATATACAAAGAGCAGTACGTAAGTATCATAATCCAAACTTTATGATTACGTTTGATTGTGCAAGTCCGTTCTTAGCAACTGCTAATGGACAAATTTATTGCGAACTTGAAACATTAGATCGTAAGAAATGGGTTTACAGAATGGTGCCAAGCATTGATGATAAAGGATTAGCAACTGATACAACGCCATTCAGTCAAGCATTTGTTAGAGAAGGTAAGCATACAAGTTTTAAAGATTCGCCTATTACAACAGGACTAACTGCACAAGACATTTGTAAGTATGCACAAGGTGACTTGAACAAAATAGGCAAAGAAGGAAAAACATCTTGGGATAGTTTTTCATATGCGATCCAGATGGGTCATAATGTATGGAGTCATATTAATGCAGTACAAGAAGCAAATAGACAATACGACAATGGAGTCATTCCGAACATGCTTGTGGAGGAACGGTTCGACAGGTTATTTTTTAGAGATGTTGTGGAGGCAATATTTGCAACAGACAGCAGAGATGAAGCGAACGCAGTAATTGAACATTATAGTAAGTTCTGGATGTCAATTATTGGAACACGTGGCGCAACAGGAAAGAAAACAGTAAACGCACAAACACAGTTTGGCAATTTATTTACAGAGGAATAATATGGAAAGACAATATGCAGATGGCGTAAAAGATGATGTAATCTACTTTACAGGTTATGAAGTTGAAAAAACTCCTGCTGAAGGTATGGACACATTGTTTGTTACAGGTTGTCAACCATTAGAAGATGTATTAGCACAAGCAAAGAAACACGTAGTAGATCATATTTACTTAGGTGCTAATCATAGTTTTGTTCCTAAAGAAAGTTGGGACGATCTTGTGTTTGGATTGCTTGACAAGAAATATCTTGTAACACTTGACTATGATGCAAAGTATCATGACTGGGTACTTGAAACAGGTTACAATGAAAGACATAATTTTATTAGTATGATTAGTGTTAAACTACCATACGTAAAACAACTTAACTACAATGCTTGTATTAAGATTGACGATGCTGATTTTGATCATTCTAATCCAGGTGTATGGGTACATCAAGTTCACCCGTTACTACAATGGGATAAATTTACAGATTGGTCAAAGTACGGCGACGATAGCCCCTCGGAGGACTAAATGAAACTACTGCATAGTTTTTGCGATCCAACTGACACAATGCCTACTGTTACGAGTTTTAACGGAAGGTTTATTGATTCGGAAGGAAAGAACTACTATGACATTAGTGCAGGTAAAGGTTGCAACGTATTAGGCTTTAACAACGAATACATACAATATCATATTTCTCATGCACATAGAGTTTGGCCAAGCAACGATTGGAATGCTAAACCTGAGATATGGACAAAGTTAGAAGATATATTACAAAAGAAACTTCCAGATTATTTTGCATTCATTCCAGCACATAGCGGAAGTGATGCAACAGACAATGCACTAAAGTTTTGTTTCCAATACTACAACAATAAAAAGAAAAACAAAGTACTTGTACGTAAAGGAAGTTTCCATAGCGGAAGTTTAAGTGGTTGGGCAATGAGTGATTACAGAGGTTGGAGTACACACCTTCCTGATGTAGAGTATGTAGACTTTTATGATGATGACTTTACAACTGTATTAGAAAAACACCAAGGAAACATTTGTGCCGTATTGTGTGATACTGTAAGTTGGTTTAACGGTGTTAGTGAAATGTCCGATGAACTTATTAAGAAAATTAAACAAGGTAAATTCAAATACGATTATAAAATTATTGCTGACGAAATATTTACAGGTATGTATAGATTTGGTAGTTTCGCACATAGCATGGAACGTAATTTACAACCTGACATTGCTTGTTTTGGTAAAGCACTTGCAGGTGGATTTAGTTCTTTTGCAATCACTTGCCTTTCAAAAGAGATGTATGATAAGATTTCAAAGCCAACAGACACAGGTTGGGCATTGCCTATAGCAGTTGGTAACTCACGTAGCCAAGATCCTGTAGGAGCAACTGCGGTAGTGGCCGCACTTGAATACTGTGATAAAAATAAATTGATGTTTAACGTAACAAATCAAGTTACAAAATTTTTGGTACAACTTGCAGAGATACTTGAACAGGTAGAAACTTTTGATGTATCATATAAAAACAGTTTCTTAAATTGTAAAATGGACAAAGGTAGAGACGTAAAGACACTAAACGAAATTCGAGCATTCCTAAATAACTGCGGTATTTGGCAATACTCGACAACTACAATTAAATTTTGTAGTTTTTATGAAACTAAGAAAGTCGAAACAGATTATATTTTGAACGTATTCGATGACTTGGTAACCAAAATAAATCAAGAAAAACCATTGACAAATGAGGCGAAAGGCTTTATAATATGAGTATGACAGATCAGTTAATTAAAGAACAATCAGATAAAGACAACAAGGCAAGAATTATGAATACAGCAAAACGAATGATTTGGGTAACTTTCCGTAAGGAAGGTATTCACAAGTATCCGGCGGCATTAGATGATCCAGCACTTGCAACAGGTGATGAGTATGATGTTAGTTTCTTAGGATATCCACACAGACACATCTTTCATTTTAAGGTAGCAATCACAGTTACACACAATGATAGAGATATCGAGTTTATACAATTTAAAAGATGGTTAGAAAAACTTTATGAGGAGAAAACATTAGAGTTAGATTATAAGAGTTGTGAAATGATGGCAGATGATCTTTACAAAGAGATCAATGCTAAACACCCAGGCCGTGAAGTCCATATTGACGTAAGTGAAGATGGAGAAAACGGTGCCCATATTGAGTATGCAAGATAGAGGAAAAATGCGATGTCACTCAAATTTAATCGTGAAGCCTATGAGCAGGTGTTCACTGATCTCGAGAAATTCAAGGACTTTTGTTCAAAGACTTCTTGGGTAACGGGTTACGGACGTTCTTATCGCTTTGACGAACGTGATCTTTATAACAACAAAAGCGAGGCTTGGAGAACATACGTTTTGTTCACTCAAGGCAAGAAGCCTAAGTACAAGCCAAATAAAAAGAAGATGTATAGGAGGACTTAAATGTTCAAAGACGTAGATAAAAGTATGCTGATGAAATTAGTGGCACTTCACGTTATCGTGATCACTGTTTCAAATGCGTTGGTGGCAATCCCTGTAGAAATTGCAGGTGTGAAACTAACGTGGGCGGCATTTACTTTCCCATTAGTTGTAATAGCAACGGACTTGACTGTTAGACTACTTGGAAAAAATATTGCAAGATCAACAATCGCGGCGGCGTATCCATTGGCAATCATTGGATCCATTGCAGTTGTACTTGCAGAAGGAGCACCACAATCAGTAGCAATGCGTATTGGTTTTGCTTCGGCAACGGCTTATGCTATTGGTACAATGCTTGATGTATATGTATTCCAATACATTAGAGAAGCGTTTACAAAGAATTGGTGGTTAGCACCTGCGGTATCTACTATCGCGGCGAACATCATTGACACGTATACGTTCTTTGCTGTCGCATTTAATAACTCGGCAGATGAATACATGGCGGCTAACTGGGTTGAGATTGCAGGATCACAAACTGTACTCAAAATTGCAGTAGGCTTAATTGTATTCCTACCAGCATACGGACTATTGTTGAAACAACTTCAAAAGAAGTATGCACTAAAATAAGGAGACACTAATGACAATTTACATCGTAGACATTGAAGCAGTTGATACACGTTACACAAAGCAGTGGAAGGAACATCTTCCAAAGCAAATGAAACGTGCAACTAATTCTGAGGTAGTTGTTATTAGTGGCGGAGAAGTGCCTCAGGCTACAACGCCTGGGGCATTCCTTAACTTTGCAGGGACTAACAATTATAAGTCTCAGCAAATGTTAGAAATTAGCAGACTATTTGCTAATGGTGAAATTAAAGATGGCGACTACTTCCTATACACAGATGCTTGGAATCCAACTGTAATACAATTAAAGTATATGGCTGAATTACTTGGTGTTAAGATTAAGGTAGGTGGTATGTGGCACGCCGGCAGTTATGATCCACAAGACTTCTTAGGAAGATTAATTGGTGATGCTGATTGGTGTAGAAGTGCAGAACGTAGTATGTATGAATGCTATGATAATAATTTTTTTGCAACAGAGTTTCATAAACAACTGTATATACAAAGTTTTCCAACATTATTAACAAAGTCAAACATAGTAGGTTGGCCTATGGAGTACTTGGCAAATAGTTTTGCACAGTACAAAGGCATGACAAAGAAAAACATGATTTTGTTTCCGCATAGAATTGCTCCAGAGAAGCAAGTTGATATATTTAGAGATTTAAAAGAAAGCATGACACAATACGAATTTGTTATTTGTCAAGAACGTGAACTTACTAAAAATGAATATCATAATTTATTAGGTGAAGCAAAGGTTGTGTTTAGTGCTAACTTACAAGAAACATTAGGTATTAGTTGGTATGAAGGTGCTCTTGTAGATGCATTGCCAATGATGCCAGATAGATTAAGTTACAGTGAAATGGCATTGCCAGAGTTTTTATATCCAAGTGAATGGACACAAGACTTAGATAGTTACAAAAAACATAAACAAAAAGTAATGAATCTTATTACAGATTATGTTGAGAACTATGACAAGTACTTGCTAAAAGTACAACAACAAGTTAATAAACTGAAAGGCGAGTTCTTTTCAGGAAAAGCATTATATAAAACTATTGGAGATAATGATGGACGATGATAGCACTGATTATACACTTACATACAGTGGTGAAACAGTTGGCGGCATAGTGAGTGAAACACCAACATACACATTTGACATTTCAGACTTAGATGGTCAAGACGGTACTACTCCATTAACAATTAACACTGACTTTGCAGGCACATCATACAAAGAAGAAACATGGCCAAGCGAATACAAAGTACAAGAAATGATTAAACAATATCCTGCTTTAAAAATACAATATGAAAAATTTTTAGAAGTATACAATTTAGTGAAAGACGATTATAAAGATGAACTTCCTTTCTAAAATAATGGACATGCTCGGAAGACGCCGAGTTATTACAGATAGAACAGGCAAGATACCATATCTTGTTCGTTACTACTTGTTTCTAAAAGATAGAAAGAAGTTTCCTTTCAATATTACATTGCATAAGGTTCTTGTAAGTGATGAACCTACATTGCATGATCATCCTTGGAATTGGGGAGCATTTATTATTAAAGGTGGATATTGGGAACACATTCCAATACATTCACAGGAAGGTGCTGTCGTTGGTTCAACAAAAGTATGGCGTGGACCTGGTAGTTTCCGTTTTAGAAAAGCAGATGACTTACATTGGTTAGAACTTGCTAAAGACGAAGATGGAAATGAAATACCTTGTTGGAGTATTTTTTATATGGGACGTAAAGAAAAGGAATGGGGATTTGTACGTTTCGTATATGGTAACTCAGGTAATGAATGGGCCAATGCAGGTTACAGATGGGTTCATAATGAAGAATACTTGAACGAACGGGAGAATAACATTGGATAGAACATCTTACTTTGGCGGACTTATAATAACATACGATAACGTGTTTACACCTAATACTATAGGTGCTCTTGAAAAGAATATTCAAGATGTTCCGTTTAAGTGGGGTACGAGAGACAATCCAGATCAACCACCTACAGGATTACAATGCTTTGACTTTGAGCCTACTCATTCATGGCAAACTTTATGGAACGTAGTTAATGAAAAACTAAAAGACCTTGAAGGATTAGAATACCGTAGAAGTAACTTAAACTTTTTTGCAACAGGCGAAGATGCATACTATCACAAAGATGATTGTGATTGGACATTGCTTTATTACTGCAATACATCATGGAAGCCTGATGATAAAGGAGAAACAAAGTTCTATATTACTAAAGATGATCTTGATGGATATAAACTTCAAGATATACAAGGAAACACAGATCCATTGGTGTTAAGTATCGCACCAATACCAGGCAGGTTCTGTTTCTTTAAGAGTAGCATTAATCATAGTGCTACAGGATTTAGAAACACTGCAAGATTTGTTCCTGCACTTAAATTTGTTGAGGCAGGTAAAGGCAACGGTACTGGAATAATTGTTCAACAAGGTAATCAAGACGTATTACAAATTAGGAGAAACTATGGTTAAGAAGCATTATTATACTTGGACTGACGTAGAAAATATGTGTCAAAGTATTATAAATCAGATGTACAAGGACGATTGGCGTCCTGACTATATTGTAGGCATTACACGAGGTGGTAATGTTCCTGCAACTATTATTAGTAACATGACAGGAATACGTTGCGAAGCACTTAAGGTAAGTTTACGTGATGGAGAGAAAGGTGGCTATAATGATAGTGCCGCCTGGATGGCCAGTGATGCATTTGGTTACAATGAAGATACCACAGGTACAACAACTAAGGTTGCAGGTTCAAGATGGGATCCAAGTTTAAGAAAGAAGATACTTATTGTAGATGACATCAACGATACTGGTGCTACATTTAATTGGATTAAGAATGATTGGCAAAGTGGTTGTTTGCCACAAGAAGATGTTGCCTGGAATGCGGTATGGGGAAACAGTGTAAAATTTGCTACACTTACAGAAAATTTAGCCAGCAACTTTAGCCAGGTGAGTTATAGTTGTCATGAAGTTAACAAAGCCGAGGAAGACGTCTGGTTGGTTTATCCTTGGGAAAACGTAGGAGTATATTAAATGCAATTTAACGAAACACCATGGAAAGATGTTTTACTTGATGCTAAAGGTTTTACAGTTTTTAAAGACAAGTATCCAGTAACAGAAGGACATCTTCTTTTTGTACCGAAAGAGCAGTCTTGGCAAGATATTGTTAAGTGTTGGGAAGCGGCATATAAATGGGGTTACGATTGGGTTGAACGTGGCTACTGTGATGCTTTTAATGTAGGACAGAACGTTGGAGAAGAAGCAGGACAAACTGTTATGTATCCACACGTACATTTAATTCCAAGACGCAAAGGCGACATGTCTGATCCTAAAGGCGGTGTACGTGGAGTTATTCCTAATATGCAAAAGTATACAATTTCAAATCCTAAACAACCAGATTTATTTCTTGAAGGAGATTGCGTATAATGAGAACTGCCGTTATAGGTTGTAGTCATAGTGCAGGATATCAATTCCCTGCTCCCGATGGTATACGTGACCGTTGGAATGATAACAACTGGGCGGAAGTTTATATTAACAATCAAAACAAGGACGGTGTGATATTTGCTTGTCCTGGTAGAGGTTGGTATGATTATAGTGAGCGTCTTGCTTTCTTGTTTAAAAAGTATGACGACATTGACGAAGTTGTTATACAACAAACATATTGGAATCGTTATAGATTAGGATTTAGTAATCCTTGTTATTACGAAAACATTATTCCACTTGATGCTCATATGATGCAAGAAGAAACAAAAGGACGTATTGATTGTTATAATATTAATATGTGGAATGACGAACTTAAAAGTTTTGATGGCGGACGTATAACTATGTCTGGTGATTATGCAATACAACCAACATTAAGTATGAAGTTTGATCCGTTTGATTTAATTGAACCAAACTTACAACAGGAAGGTTACCAAAGAGTAAAAGCATGGTACGAAGTAATGACTGTTGTTAATCAAAGACAGTTTTTCAAAGAAGTATATCTTTGGAATCAAATGTGCAAAGAAAACAACGCGGTGTTAAAAATCTTTGCCATAAACGACCAGACTTGGCTACCTAAAGATCTAAATATCATTGGGAACGTACAAGCGGACGTATCAGAAAAAACTGCAACACAGTTTTTATTAACCAAGGGTGAATTACAAGACTTTGTAGTAGATGATGAGCATTTCAATTTAGAAGCACATACTCTTATTGCAAACGAATATATCCCTAACATGAAAGGAAGTTTATGTTGAAACAAGTAATGATAGATGCGGCAAGAAAACATGCAGAAGCAGAGATTGACTTGCACAAGGCTAATATCGAAGTGTACATGCAACAGGTAGTTGGAATTGGTGAACACTCAGATATTATTGAGACCATCCAAAAGGAATTGGATAAAATGGCTCAGGCGCACGATCGTTTAGAAATGCTCAACAAATACTTTGGTTAAATCCATATATAAAGTGTTTGACATTGATCTAAATATATCGTATAATATAATACAACTAAGACAGGCAATCCACTGCCTTAACATCGGAGAAGTAAATGAGTAAAGTAGAAGAAATAAAAGCAAAACTAAAAGAGCAAGGTATTCGTTACTGGGCTAATGATAATATTAGCGAAGTACTCGAAGAAGGTGACAAACAAGCACTTATCGAAGAGGCAATTCCTGCTTTTGAAAATGTATTGCAAAAACTGTTAATTGATACAGAAACAGATCCTAACAGTATGGATACTGCAAGACGTATGGCTAAGATGTACATTAATGAGATTATGGCCGGACGTTATGATAAGATGCCTAACCCAAGTGCATTTCCAAACTACATTGAAGGTGGTTATGAAGGTATGTTGGTAGTAAGGAGTGAACTTACAAGTTTATGTTCACATCATCACCAGACTGTTAAAGGAGTAGCATACATTGGTATCATTGCAGGTCCGAAACTTTTAGGTCTTAGTAAGTACACAAGGATCGCACAATGGTGTGCAACACGTGGAACATTGCAAGAAGAACTTAATGTTATGATTGCAAATGCAATACAAAAAGAAACAGGTAGTGAACACGTTGGTGTTTATGTACAAGCAACACATGGTTGTTGTGAGAACAGAGGTATTAAAGCACATAGTTCTTTAACGCAGACTACTGTATTACGTGGAGCATTTAAAGACGATCCAGCAACTAAAAAAGAGTTTATAGACAACGTAAAACTGCAACAACAGTTTGCTTGTTAGGAGGCTCTTATAATGACAACTGAGAAGAAGTATTATTACAGTGAGATATTTCACTCCATTCAAGGTGAAGGACACTATACTGGTGTTCCGACAGCATGGATTAGATTCTTCTTGTGTAACTTACAGTGTAGCGGCTTTGGTCAAGTAGATCCAACTAACCCGGATACATATGACCTGCCGTTCCTGGATTATGACGTAAGCCAAGTAAAAAGAGTTGAAGACTTACCTGTATGGGAAAAAGGTTGCGATAGTTCTTATACTTGGGCAAAGAAGTATAAACACTTAATGGGACAAGAAACTCCTACTGTATTAGCAAATAAGATTGTTGATATATTAAAAACAGATAGCAATCCAGAAGGATTGTTTCTTCATCCTATGAGTAAACAAAGACAACACTTATGTTTTACTGGCGGTGAACCTTTAATGGTTACAGGACAGGCGGCAAGTGTTGGAATATATGAAGAACTTGAAAGACAAGGTAACTTGCCTGATAGCATGACGTTTGAAACTAACGGCACACAGAAGTTAAGAGATCCATTTAAAGAATGGGTAAAAAGAATTAATGAAGAAGTATTCTTTAGTTGTAGTCCTAAATTATGGACAGTAGCAGGTGAAGAAAGTAAAAAAGCAATTATTCCAGAAGTAGTTGGCGAATATGCAGAACTATCTAAAGCAGGACAATTAAAGTTTGTTGTTGGTTCTGAACAAAGACAATGGGATGAAATGGATTCTGTTATAGAAAAATTTAGAGCAGAAGGCGTTGAATGGCCTGTATGGGTTATGCCTGTAGGAGCCAGAGAAGAAGAGCAAACTGCAACGGCAGGTGATGTTGCAAAGATGGCTTTTCAGAGAGGATATAATGTGGCGGCACGAGTACACGTTTACTTGTTTGGTAACGCCATAGGAACATAATATGATATTTTGGTTAGGATTTACTGTTATGGTATTGAACGAAGGGTTCGTGATCATGCGACACGTACACCCTTGGTTTGCACATAAGAGAGAAGCACTAATAGCCAAGTATGGAAGTAATTGGAAACGTTTCCATGCCTTATTAGATTATGTATGGATAGGTGGTGTTACGTTAGGTATGGCGGTAGACATTGCTAACTGGAAGTTATATTTCACAGTGCTGGCAACCTTTTGGACGGTTGTAGGCGTAAGTGTGTATCTTCCATTACTTGTTAAGAAGTTAACAAAGAAAAAAGTAAAAGTCGATAATGATGTACATTTACATTCAGACGGTTTATATCCATATAAAGAAATGAACGAGGCACGTGACGAAGTGAAACGTAAGAAGAAAAACAAAAACAAGCAACTTGACGAAGATGCTATTAGAAAGGCAGGATGGTGAATATGTTAGATAAAATGAAAGACATGTTAGGCATGAAAAAGGCTACAAAAGGAACTGAGCTCTCGCATAGAGATCTTATGTTAAAAGAAAAAGAAGCGGCAACTAAGGCTAAGAAACCTTGGGTTGGCGTACTTGATACACAAGTAAACAAAGATAATATTAAAAATGGTTTCTTTGAACTTGACTGGAACAACGAGTTTATTGAGCAACTGCTTGATGCTGGTTACAAAGGTGAGTCAAATGAAGAAATTGTTGACCTGTGGTTTAAAGACCTCGCAAGAAATGTACTTGCAGAAGAAGGCATGGACACTACAAGAGGTGCAGGTTATATTAACACAACAAAAATAAGCAAAGATAAATCGGAGGTAAAATGATAATTGAATATTTAGATACCGCAATAATGATTGCAGGAGTATTTTTTCTATATAAGATTGCAAGAAATTTAAGAATGATACTAAAAGAAATGTGTCATATCGGAAAGAAGATTAAGTAATGAGTATTGTAAGAATTAAAAGTTTTCATCCATTAACAGAGTTTGCACCAAGTTGGAATATTCCTCTTTGGTTAACAAACTGGACTGACCATGAGCATGTAGATGCCATTAAAAAATGGATAATTGATAACGAGAAGACTATCTTAGATTACGAATATACCTCAACAGGTGGTACAGGTCTAAGCAAAGATCATATTACAACACGTTTTGGAAAGTATAACTTACTATCACAAGACGATCCTGCATTTAATGAACTGCTAACGTTTTTAAGATATTCATATATTGAGTACGTGCAAACTGCACAACTTGAACTTAAAGACTTGCAGATTGTATGTTGGGCAAACATTCTTAAACAAAATGAAGCAATGGAACCGCACTCACACGGTGCTCAACCAGATTCTTATTTGAGTGGTAATATGCATTTGGAAGATTATTCAACTGCAACATTTTACAGAAGTTGTTATGATCCTGAATCAAAACTTGGCTTACCAAATAAAAAAGGTGGCTGTGTAATGTTCCCGAGTAGCACACAACACTATACAGGTGAGCATGATTCAAAAGATCCAAGAGTTAGTGTAGCATTTGATTTAAGATTAACGGGTTCATTCAATCACGAAGAAATGAATGCCATTCCGTTTATGAACAAAGAAGTGCTAACCAAAATACAAGAAAAGTATAAAGCACAAGCAGAAGCAAATAAACAGGTTGACAACAGTACTAAAAAGTAGTATAATAACACTATATTTTATTACAAGAGGACAACTAAATGACATACATACTCGTTGATACTGCTAACACATTTTTTCGTGCAAGACACGTAATTCGTGGTAACCTTACAGATAAGGTTGGTATGGCTTTTCATATTACACTTGCTGGTGTAAGAAAGGCTTGGCAGGACTTTGATGGGTCGCATGTTGTATTTTGTTTAGAAGGTCGTAGTTGGCGTAAGGACTTTTATGAGCCGTACAAGCGAAATAGAAGTGATGCACGAGCGGCGGCTACTCCACAACAACAAGAAGAAGATGAAGTGTTCTGGGAAATGTTTGATGAGTTCAAAGATTTCGTAGGTAATAAAACTAATTGTTCTGTATTACAACATCCTGAACTTGAAGCAGATGACTTGATTGCAGGTTGGGTACAAGCACACCCTAATGATAATCATGTTATTGTTTCAACTGATGGCGACTTTGCACAACTTATTGCTCCTAACTGTAAACAATACAATGGTATTCAAGACATGACTATTACACATGAAGGTTACTTTGATAAGAAAGGTAATCGTGTTATAGATAAGAAAACTAAGGCAGAACGTCCTGCACCTAATCCACAATGGTTATTGTTTGAAAAGTGTATGCGAGGTGACACAAGTGATAACGTGTTCAGTGCATATCCTGGTGTAAGAGTAAAAGGTACAAAGAACAAGGTAGGCTTAACAGAGGCGTTTGCTGACAAGGATAGCAAAGGCTACAACTGGAATAACTTGATGTTACAACGTTGGGTAGATCATAATGGTGACGAACATAGAGTATTAGATGACTATACTCGTAACGTAACACTTTGTGATTTGACTGCACAGCCAGATAACATTAGAAGTATTATTGATAGTGTAATCAAAGATGCTACAGTAGAGCCTAAGGCAATTACACAAGTAGGTATTAAACTTATGAAGTTCTGTGCTAAACACGACTTGGTAAAAGTAGGTGAACAAGTACAGAGTTATAGCGAGCCATTAAATGCGAGATACGTATGCAACTAATGGACGAAAATTATGCTGACGCATATGAACTACTTTGCTCATTAGATCCTGATGTACAAAAAGCCGTTACTACTAAATTTCCGTTCTTAAATGGCGGTGTAGAAACACGTAGAATGGTTGTATTAAGGGAGAACGTAGCCAAGAAATTAGGTACTATTTTAGACGATTTACCTGTCCAAAATATGTCAGTTAGCGAAATAACGAAGTTAAATAACTTAGACAATATGCCTCAAGACCCTTATATGCTTAAAGCATTACAGGATATAAGTGGTAAAGAAGGGTATAGAGAAGTGTACATTAAGGAACTAACTGCACGTGATAAACGTGATAGTAGAGAAAGAGAGTTTCCTTTAGAGCCTATTATTGAAGCAGTAGAAGCCGGGTCATGTCGCCCACCTTTGATTATAGAATTAGACAGCGGTCGATTTGTTATCGATGGCAGAACAAGATTATATGCGGCCGTGGCGTCAAACAAAAGTTTAGATGTAACTGTCATAACAACTGAAGTATTAGGAGGAATAAATGACTATTAAAGGAAAATCTATTGTAGCAGGCAAGTTTTGGATTGTTGAAGAGGACGGTGAACGTATCGGTACTCTTTCTAAACAAGAAGATAAAACTTATATGTACTGTTGCAATACACATACAAAATTTTATGAAAGCGAAAAGCAGTTAAGTAAAGAGATTGCTATCGAATGGGAAACAACTATTTCTGATGCAAACAAAGATAAGGTTGCAGATAAAGAAGTACATGGATTTCCAACTTCATGTGTACCACACAATAGTATGTATGATGTAAAAAAGAAGTTACCTTTGTTTACAAAGAGTAAAAAATCTAAAAGTTTATATTGTGCAGGTTACTACATTATTAAATTTGACAAAGGCTGGGTAAGAAGTTTTTGTCCTAAGATGGTAACTTGTGAAAATTATGTTTCAAAAGGACCTTTCAAAACAGAACTCGAAATGCGTTCGGAACTATCAAAGGCAAATGCAGATGCAAAAAGAGCCAATTAATACAGTTCCTTTAGAAAAGTTCTTTTCGCAAGTAAAGGCCGCCGAGTCAAGCAATGCACATGATGTAAGACTAACACTCGACGATGCTAAATTACTTGCATTTACATTAGGGCAAATCAATGCCCGTCTACTTGGTAACATAGAAGAATTTATTTCTACCAAAGCAATAGAAAAAGAATCAGAAGTTATTAACGTAGAGATGGACGGTGGTGGATTCAAAGAGTAATGATAAAACAAACTTTGTTTTCAACAGATATATACAAGGTAAAAGTTAAGCAACAAGAAGAACTAAAAAGTTTCTTCGTCTCAAACATAGAAAGTGAATATAATGTTAAAGGTCCTAATTGCGATTTCTGCAATGTATACAGTGATTATTTTTCAGGCGCTCGGCCAGTAGACTGGGAAGACATTCTTCCAAAGTATCAATCAACGATACAAGAGTTTCTAAACGAATACGGATATAAAGATTCGCACAACTGGAAGGTTGGTATTGATGCTTGGTATAACGTAACAGGAAAAGGCGGTTGGGGAGAAACACACAATCACTTATCAAGTCCAAGAACAATACAAATTAGTGCAGTACATTATGTAAAGTACGATCCTGAACATCATACTCCTACAATATTTTATAATCCATCAAGCGATGGCATACGTAGTAGTGCTCCTACGCCTATTACAAATAACTTACCTACAATGTGGCCAAAAGAAGTCGTTAATGCAGACGCCTTAGAAGGCGATATGATATTCTTTCCACCCTATTTAAATCATAGTATTCCTGTACAAAAATCTGATGTACCGAGAATAACGACAGCATTCAACATAACAATTACTGAGAATTAGGATAAATATATACGTAGTTTATAAAAGAGGAACAACGTATATGAGTAGACCTAAACCAACAATACTGTTGGAGTACATTGATAAGAAGACTTACAAGTCAGATCAGATACTCGCGGCCGATGCGATTTGGGCAGTTTTCTATCAGGGAAAACCTTTCAATCTAAAAACACAAAATTCATTATCAAGTTTTCCAGGACCTAAGTACAAGAAAGTTTCTTTTAGTAATCCAGGACATGCACACAACCTTGCTAAGAAGTTAAACGACTTGTTTAACTGTAGCGAGTTTACTGTTGTAGAACTTAAAGATGGAACAGTAATTACAGAGGGCAAATAAATGTATGAATATAAATGTAAAATTTTAAGAGTAGTAGACGGTGATACCGTTGACGTAGATATCGATCTTGGCTTTGGCATGTGGATGCACAAAGAACGTGTTCGAATGATGGGTATAGACACTCCTGAATCAAGAACACGTGATAAAGTGGAGAAAGCATTTGGACTCGCATCGAAAGCCAAACTTAAAGACCTGTTACCAATCGGATCCATACAAATCCTTAAAACAGAAATCGACAGAAGCGGTGAAGATAAAAAAGGAAAGTTCGGAAGAATCCTTGGAGACTTTATCACCAAAGACGACAAAAGATGCACTGACATACTTATTGAAGAGGGATATGCTGTAGCATACTTCGGCGGATCGAAAGAAGAAGTTCAAATGAAACACATGGCAAACAGAGAAAAATTAATCCGTGAAGGTATAGTTACACCACCCAAGCCAAAGAAGAAGTAAATGAATTGGAAAGAAACCTATACAAAGGTCTTCTTAAAACAAGCAGACATTAGCATTAACGAAGCAACCATGAAGCAGTATTTGCCTGCATGGTGGCAAAACACAAGAGCCAAAGACGAAGGTGGCTTAAGATTAACTGATGCTGGTATGCTATTTCTCACAGAAAAATTAGATTTAGTATCATATGATGTTCCTTTCCCAGAAGACTTTCAACTTACAACTAATACAGTAATTTGGTTAGACCGTTTTATTACGTGTCCATACTATCTAACTAACAGAGGAATCACTGTATTTGACGAAAAGAAAGCACTCGAATTACATCTTTTTAGTGGAGATGTTAAGAAATATGGCCTTACAAAAGCATTGAAAAGAGCCGACGAAGAACTAACCTCTTGATTTTACTGGCTTATTTTGGTAAGCCTTATCCAAAAATAATTTAAAAAAAGTGCAAATAATGGTTGACCTTTGCTCCTAATGACTGTATTATATATACATACTTAGAAATTAAGTATGGCACTGAAGTAAACGTATAAGGAGTACAAAATGGAAAACATTGCAACAAGAACAATTGGTCCAAATGATGCTAAGAAAAGTATCCTTAGGGCTATGAAGAAACAACGTCCAATCTTTATTTGGGGACCTCCAGGTATTGGTAAGTCGGACATTGTAAGTCAAATCACTAATACTTTTGAAGATTCAAAACTAATCGACATTCGTTTGTCATTGTGGGATCCTACGGACATTAAAGGTATGCCGTATTATGCCGCAAATGATAATACAATGAAATGGGCACCGCCAATGGAACTTCCAGATGCGGCAATGGCTAAGAAATATAAGACCATTGTTTTATTCTTGGACGAGATGAACTCGGCGGCTCCGGCTGTACAAGCGGCGGCTTATCAGTTAATTTTGAATCGTAGGGTTGGTACTTATGTACTACCTGATAACGTTCTTATCGTAGCGGCTGGTAACAGAGATGCTGATAAGGGTGTTACATACAGAATGCCTGCACCATTGGCAAACAGATTTGTTCACTTAGAACTTAAGGTGGACTTTGATGATTGGTTTCAGTGGGCAACTGAGAATAAAATCCACACAGACGTTGTGGGTTACTTGACCTTTAGCAAGAAGGACTTATATGACTTTGATCCTAAGTCACCAAGTCGTTCATTTGCTACACCTCGTTCTTGGTCATTTGTGTCTGAGTTACTTGAAGACGATGATGACGAGAATACCACTACCGATTTGGTTAGTGGTTCTGTAGGCGAAGGCCTTGCAGTGAAGTTCATGGCCCATCGTAAGATGGCTTCAAAACTTCCGAATCCATCGGAGATTTTGAAAGGTAAGGTAACAGAGTTAGAAACTAAAGAAATCAGTGCCATGTATTCCTTAACAGTTTCGCTCTGCTATGAACTAAAAGAAGCCAGCGACAAAGGCGATAAGAAATTTGACTCTATGGTTAATAACTTCTTATTGTTTGCTATGAAGAACTTTGATACTGAATTAGTTGTAATGGGTATCAAATTGGCACTTACACAATACCAACTTCCAATCGATCCAGATGAAGTTGACTGTTTTGATGAGTTCCATGAAAAGTTTGGAAAGTACGTAACTGCCGCACAGGCTTCGTAACAACTTTGGGGTAGTATATTTTGGTATACTACCCCATTTTTTTGATTGACAAATCCAATTAAATATACTATAATAATATTATAAACAATAAGGAATAGGCACATGGCAACACAAGATCAAGAAGTTTTAGATAGATGGGAAGAGATTAAGAAGAAGGCTGATGAACAGCCTGAGATAACTGACGAACTTCGTGCAGAAGTAAAAGATCGTATCATCGTTGCTCGTGTTGGTTTGTTGCTAAGACATCCGTTCTTTGGTAACATGGCTACAAGACTTATCATTAAAGAAGCAAGTGATTGGTGTCCTACTGCCGCAACAGATGGCAGACACTTATTTTATAGTGTTCCATTCTTTGCTAAGATGTCTAATAAAGAAGTTGAATTTGTTATTGCACATGAAATTATGCATTGTGTATTTGACCATATGACACGTAGAGAAGATAGAGATCCACAGATACATAACATTGCCGCAGACTATATTGTAAACAATACACTTGTTAGAGATAACATTGGTGAAAAGCCGAGAGACATTCCAATTTTCCAAGACTTTAAATATGATGGTTGGACGTCAGAGGCTGTATATGATGATATCTATCAAAAGTATGATGAAGAAGAATTAGAACAACTTGGTCAATTACTTGACGAACACATTGACTGGGATAAAGAGAATCAGCCAAAAGGTAAAGCACCTTCTAAAGGTGGTAAAGATAAAGGAGACAAACCTTCATACAGTAAAGAAGAACTTAAAAAGATACGTGACGAGATCAAAGACAGTATGTTACAATCAGCACAGGCGGCTGGTGCAGGTAATATGCCTAAAGAAATCGAACGTATGATTAAGGAACTTACTGAACCTAAGATGAACTGGAGAGAATTACTTCAGCAACAGATTCAAAGTACAATTAGAAATGATTATACATTTACTCGTCCTTCACGTAAGGCTTGGCATACAAGTGCTATCCTTCCAGGACTAAACTATGATGAAACTATTGACTTGTGTATTGCTATTGATATGTCAGGTAGTATTAGTAATAAACAAGCACAGATATTTTTATCAGAGATCAAAGGTATTATGGAACAATACCAAGATTATAAAATTAAACTATGGTGTTTCGATACAGAAGTTTACAATGAACAAGATTTTGACGCAAGTAATGACAACCTATTAGAGTATGAAGTTGCTGGCGGTGGCGGTACTGACTTTATGGCAAATTGGGAATACATGAAAGCGAATGATATTAATCCTAAGAAGTTCATTATGTTTACTGATGGTTATACTTGGGACACATGGGGTGACGAAGATTACTGTGATACTGTATTTGTAATCCATAGTAACCATGATAAAAATTTACAAGCACCTTTTGGAGTTACAACCCACTATGAAGATGAAACCAAATCCGCTTAATTTTTTCGGCATAAGGAAGTTAGATTATCCAGGCTCGCATTTAGAGTACATGGAAATTTCACCAAATTATAATATTGAAAAAGCAATCAGTAATTGGATACTTACCAATTGTAAGAGTCGCTTTTACGTAGGTAAAAACGTTACCTTAACAGACTCTAATGAAGTAGCAAGTAAACTCAGAATTGGATTTGAGGATCCAAAAGAACTTTCATATTTCGCTTTGGCGTGTCCTCATTTAAAATACAAATAAGTAATTAAGTATATACATTAATAAGTTAACAAAGGAGAAGACAATGTCTGATACAAACCAAAAGACTGCGGCACCTACTGAAGCATCGGCAAATGCTCCAGCGGCAGGTGGGCAGGTAGATCTTACAGTTCAAGATCTAAATACATTAAGAACTGTGATTGATATCGCTACACAACGTGGCGCCTTCAAAGCAAATGAATTACAAGCAGTGGGAACTACTTACAACAAGTTAGATATGTTCCTTCAGCAGGTACAGAAGGCTCAGCAAGACCAAAACGCACCAGCAACACCAGAGGGAGTTCCAGCAACGGCACAACCTATTAGTGGAGCAGACGCGGCGGCGGCAATGAGTGCTGAACCAACTGCACCAACAACGGAGAAGAAATAATGGCGATTAAACATATTGGCAAATTAAAGTCAAATAAAAGAAAGGTGGCTGTTGCATACAGAACCCTTCCTAATGATCCAGAACATGCATTGATCGTATCAACTGAAAACTTAACAGATTCAGATCACGATATCTTAATGCAATTAGTAGAGTCACCAGCAGGACAAGATGCTGGCGAACTTGCTGAAGCAATGGCACGTACACGTCTTTCAGACGGTAGTGTTATGTTAGCAAGATTCCATTCTACTGGTAAATTGCAAAGAGTACCAACAACAGATGTAGACATGATGCCTACAAACACTGACACTATTAATCTTGCTGAATTAAACAAGGTTATTGCAGAGCAAAAAGGTGTTAGCATTGCTGACTTGGCTCTTAAGGACGATACACAGGACGTTGCAACTGTTAGTGAAACACCTGCAAGTGCTGATGCGTATGCACCAAGCAATGAACCTACTACACCAGCATCAAGTGATGGTGTAATGAGTGATGAAGATTTAGCAAAATCTTACAGATCTCAAGCAGATCGTTTAAGCAAAGAAGCGGCTCAATTGAGGCGTGATGCTGAGGCGTTGGTTCCGACCAAAAAGAAAAAAGCGTAGCACCGCTATGCCGAGGAAGAAACTACTAAAACTTCCTGCGGACGTTATTAGACATTGGCCTGAAGTATTCGAGGGCATAGAAGTAAAAACTATACCACTCGAATACCTTCAGCATATAGAGGTAACGTTTTCCAATAGGAAAAAGTGGATCATAGAATGTACGCCTTCGCTGTCTCAGAAGCGTTTTGAGAAAGATATCCGCGAACTATTCAATGAATACGGCACTACAATACAGAATGTAGACTTTGCAGTGGACAGTAAGAAGATCAAAGAAGACGTACAAAAAGGCACCAAAAACCTATTTAAAAAAGCACGTTTCAAGAAATAAATACATTATAGTAAAACAATTGGTATTGGATAAATACATATAGCAAAACAAATTTGGAGTAGGTAAGTATGGCACTTAAGATTAGACGAGGTACAACAGCAGAACGTGGCGCAATGACTGGCGCTAATCCTGCCCTTGCAGAACCTATTTGGGTAACTGATAAAGTAAACATTAACGGTGAAAACGGCACATTATACATAGGTGACGGAGCAACAAGCGGCGGTATTGCAGTTAATCCTCCAATTTCAATTGCTAAACTAACAGACGTTGATCCTTCATTAGCACCAGCAACAGGACAAGTACTTGCTTGGAATACATCAAATGCACGTTTTGAAGCGTCTACACTTAACCTTACAACTACTATTGGTGCATTAACAGATGTTGATGTAACAGGTGTTGTTAATAACAAAATTTTAAAATACAATGCATCTACAACTAACTGGGAAGTAGCAGACGAAGATTTCGCAAGTTTTAACTTTGATACACAACTTGCAAGTAAGAGTATTGACGGCTTAGGTGATGTTAGTACATCAGGTGCAGACGAACCAACACCAGGACAATACTTGGTATGGGATGATACAAATTCACAGTGGAAGCCAGGTGACTTAGATCTTGCTAACGCATCTATCGTAAACTTAAATGCTGATCTAAAAGGTTCAGTATTTGGCGATGACTCAACACTACTTGTTGATGGTATATCAAGTACAGTAAGACTTTACAATGGCGTAATGGATATTACTGCTGACTCACTTACATCATCTACAGGTAACGTAGAAGTTAGTAACAAAACTGAATCAACTTCAACAGTACTTGAAGCATACAACAGAGATGAAGCGACAGCAATTAGAGTTAACGGATTAAACGGTAACACATCAGCAAACATTTCAGGTTTTTCAATTAACGGTTACTACGGTGGCTTTGACGGCAGTGGTAGTGAAGTTAAAATTACATCAGGTAATTACATTGGTGAATTAAGTGCATTGGCATTTGATCCAGACTTTGATGGTAACGGTACTGGAAAGAAAGTTCTTTCTTCATTAATTTTATTTAGATCAGATCCAACTGAGGCTATTGCAAACGATACTGCAAAAGGTCAAATTGAATTTGTAACTAACGCAGGCACAGGTACAACACCTGTTGCTAAAACAATGTTGTTTGACGCTAAAGGTCAACTTGCAGTTAACAGAACAAGTGCAAGATCAACACTTGACGTTGAAGGTGTAATGACATTGGAACCACAAACGGCGGCTCCGGCTACTCCAGTTATTGGAATGATTGCAGTTGCTAACAAAACTAATTGGGATCCAGCAAGTTACAGTGGATCAACACCTTACCCAGTGTTCTATACAGGCGCGGCGTGGGTGGCAATGATTGCTTAATTCCATTTAGGAAATAAGTTATACAATTCCCAAAAACGATTAAAGTTAAATTTCCAAACTGACTGTTTGGTATATCTGTAATCCATATCTCCAACTTTATCAACTACACCCATCTTTTCTATTAAAGGAAAATATATTAAGTGTGATTGATTTTGTTTGGCTTCTGGATTCATATTTGTAGTTGAATACAATTCACCTTTGCGTTCTGATACAAATTTAATAACGGCAGGATGTAAAAATTGATCTGTATGATTTTGAAACTTTGTAATAATACTTTTGCCTTTGCCTAATGGTGGTACAAGTAAACTTGTTCTTCCTACTCTCCAACAATTAGGTCCCATCTCTGGAAACGTATGTAACACCTGTGTTCCAATAATTGTATCATCTTCGTAAAGTAAGAACAAGTGCATTTGGCTTTCATTATTAAAACAATCAATAAGCATTTCACGACTTGCATTATTAACAAAGCCTTTTTCTTTTGCTCTTTTATAATAATCTGTTAGGTCAACATTTACTTGCCAATCTGCTATTCTACAATATCTGCCAACCCGTTCTATTCTAAAATTTGACATGTGTATAGTTTCCTTTGACACTATCGTTTAAATCAATACCGCAGTAATCGTGTCCGTATACTACGAGATTTTTTACTCTGCTTTTAAATTTTGTGTAATGCTTTTCAAGTTCTTCTGGTTCTATATTCCATTGTAGCATTTCGCTTGACCATATGTTTGTAGTCCATAATACTTTTGTTCCGTGTACATTATCTATTATATCAAACAGTTTATCACTGTCTTGTACAATATCAATTACATGAAACTCATGTTTTAAATCTCTATACCTTGACCATAATCTTTGAAAAGCAAGGTTTCCACCGAACTCTTTTAGTTCTTGTTCCCAGAATTGTTTATAGTTGGCACGGTAAGTGCTACTGAAATTATACTGTAAATCGTTTTCTAAGAGCCATTTATCCAAATCATAACCGTCCCAAGTTTCTAATAAATGCTTCTTATAGTTTAAACTTGCTTCGCACCAATCAAAGTAATGTACTGTAGTACCTTCATGAAAGCCGTTTGCATTTAATATTGCAAGTGGTTTAAATCCTGCGGCCGCACTAAAGAAATGATCTATAAAAGTACTTGTACGTACACCTTCTCCACTTAATCTTTCTGTGTTAAAAGCATACACTCTGTTCTTTTCTATTTCTTCTTGATATCCTAATTTACGTATCCATGCACGTTGACTGTAGTTTAATTGATCAACAAGTTTGTCATTAGTTTTATCTAACCATACCTTTTCAAGTATGTCTGGCTTGTTGTAAGGATATAAAAATACTTTACATTCTCGCATATCGTTATCAAGATTGTCAATAGTAATATCATTTTCTGCGGCAAGATGTATCCAGTTACTTCCATCAGCAGTAATAGTACTCTGCATATAACCTTCTGCACCTTTTACCCACTTAGGTGTATATTCACTGTGAACCTTTTCTTCACTGTATTCTACATTGCGGTAGTTTCTTGGTCGGTCAGTAAACACACCAAGTTCATCAAACTCTGGTTGTCCTAATTCAACCCATTTGTTTAAATTTACAAACAAGTATTGTCTATGTAATCCAGGATAAGCACCTTTGGTTAGATAATGATGTTGGCCTTGCTTGTCCATAATATGTCCTATAACAAAAAACTGCGGATTGTTTTCTGCGTATGCAACACTTTTCTGCACTAAACTTGGACCTCTATATAATAGTAATCCTTGGCATGCCACCATGCAATATTTCTTACCTTCTATAATTGCATTTTCTAATATTTCTTTTACAGTCTTATGTCGTCCTACATATGAACATAAGTTCATTTTAATCATTCTATTAATGTAGAAGTAAGTCATATCGAATGTACGTTTGGCAACAAATTCGTTATCGATATCTCGTGTGATGTCTAATATACCTACACCAACTTCGTTATTAGAATTTAGATCTTCGTAATAACGATCAACTGTAAGACTATTCCAATCCATCAAGTGTTCTCCTATTAGTGTAGAAACTTTCCCTTAATGTATAAAACATATCTCTTGTACGTCTACCAAGTTCGTAATGTATAATCATATGTATTCTTGGTTTGTCGCTACGATTCCAAACACTGTGTACGTTACTAATATCCATTAAGAACGCACTACCTTCGTCTTTGAAAGGAACAATGCCTTTGTCTTTGTAAACAAATTGACATTCTTCTGGATTGTTTAGACTGATGTTACAAACACTCAAACGCTTTTCTTCGTCTTTACGATCTTGATGTGGTAGTATGTAACCGCCTGGTTCAAGTAACATAAACCTTACACGATTTAAAAACTCTGCAGGCCATACTGTTGTTAAAAACTTTTTAGTAACAGGACATTCGTCTGCTACCCAAGTCCAATCTAATTCTTCAAGAACTTTATCTCTATCGCCATATTGATTTAAACTTTGTGTATCTTCATTTAGTCCATGTAGTGTTAGACTCTTCCAACCTTTGCCATAACTATCTTCTCTATGACTATGAAACTTATCAGCAAGTGCTTCTGCTTCTTTGTGCATTTCTTTCCATGGTTGGTTATCTAAAGCACTAAGATGAAAATAACCCCAACCGCTTTCCATTACTAACCACTTCGGATCAAATGTATCTGGGTATAATTCTTGCTTCAGGATGCCATGTTCGCTATGGTATTTTTCTAATTCCTGCATACTCATATTTACCTGCCAGGGTTCATTAAGTGCTACTTTTTTGGCGGTAAATACTATGATGCCATTCGTACGAAAAAAGGACTTAAAGACACTTGTAGTAGACTTCACGAGCCATTGTAATGCTATGTGCGGTAACTGCTCACGGAATATTGACGGAGTAAAAGTCAATCCTAACATGCCTCTTGGTCATATGGATATGGACACTTGGAAGAACATTGTTGACAATGCTAAAGGAATTGATGAAATAATTTTTAATGGATCTTATGGCGATCCTATTATGAATCCTAATTTACCTTTTGCATTAGAGTATGCAAGAAAAAAATTAAAATGTAAAATTATGATACACACTAATGGTGGTATAGGTAAACCTAATTTATATAGAATGTTAGCACAAATTTTAAGTGGCTTCCCTCAAGCAATTATTACCTTTAGCATAGACGGATTGGAAGATACTAATCATTTATATAGACGACATGTGGTATGGAAAAGTGTTATGGAAAATGCAAAAGCATTTATAGACTCAGGTGGTATTGCACGTTGGCGTATGCTTGTGTTTGAACATAACAAACATCAAATAGAACAAGCAGAAGAATTAAGCAAAGACATGGGTTTCAAAGTTTTTGACATTAATGGTGGTTATACTTTTACTGCTATTGATAGTGTTATTAATGAAGCAGTAGAAACTTTTAAAGCAACTAAAAAAGAACAAGCACGTACCATTGCATATGATACAAGTAAGTTAGATAATGTAAAACGTGTAAAAGGTTTGATTGAAAAAGGATTTGATAAAGGTTGTATAACTTGTAAGTGGAAGAAAAAACAAAAAATACAAATAAGTCATACAGGCGAAGTGTTTCCTTGTTGCTATTTGTTAAGTGATCGTTATGCTAAAAATCCTGATAGTCCTTATGCAAAAGAATGTAACAGTGTAGAATGGCCTAATGTTAATAATATGCCATTAGAAGAAATACTTGAAAGCGATATACTAAATCATCCAAGTGACAATAGATTTAAAATATGTGAGGTAACTTGCGGTGAAGTGTAAATATTTAGATCATCAAGTTTGCATTAGAACTTCTGGCGAGTTTCGTCTGTGTTGTATTAGTAACGAACCTACAAACAAAGAAAACATTCAAACACACACTATAGAAGAATGGCGTGAAAGTAAAGTGTTTAAAGACGCAGTTCAAAAGTTTGATAATAATGAATTCCCAGAGGCTTGTAAAAAATGCGAAATACAAGAAGCGTCCGGTGAAGGTAGTCAACGTACAAAACCAAGACCATACGGGCCTGGTGTAAGTCATCTTGATTTACGTTTTGGTAGTAACTGTAATTTAAAGTGTACTATGTGTTACCCTGCAACATCAAGCGGTGTTAATCAGGATCATAAAGAACTAATTGCAAAAGGTATGGAATCGCCTTGGGGTAATGAACAGTTTCCTAATTACGATTGGTACACAGAAGAACGTGGAGATTACCTTGCAAGTTTACCTGAACTTAGAGAAGTGTACTTAACAGGTGGCGAACCTATGATGGTAAGAGGCTTACATAAGTTTCTTAAGAAGTTAGATAACAGTGTTGAAATAAGATTTAATACTAATGCTACAATTATTAATCCTAATGTATATGAAGAACTAAAACGTTTCGATACTGTTAATATGTGTTTTAGTATTGACGGTATAGGTAAAGTAAATGATTACATACGTTGGGGAAGTGATTGGAAAACTGTAGAAACAAATATGTTACGTTGGGCAGAATTTGTAAAATATAAAAGTGTAGGTCCAACTATACAAATAATGAACTTACATAATTACAATGATATTGTTGCATGGGCAAAAACAAATGACTTTGATGTGTTTGATAATTTACTTTTTCATCCTACATACTTTGATTCAAAGAATGCACCTGATACAATTAAAAAGTTTTCGCCAGAAAAATTTAAGTATTGGGTAAACCAAGAACCAGATCAAGTACAACAAAATGCATTTTTACATTGGATAAAAACATTTGATAAATTAAGAGGATGCCACATACAGGATTACATTCCTGAAGTTGCAGAAGCATATGGAATTAATAAAGGAAAATAAAGAAAAACTAAGACGTGTTTACAAAGGTGCAAACTTTTATCGTAAGCAATGGGACTTTACAAATCAAGAATGGCTTGACGACCATATTGATATAATGGAAGAAGTGCGTCCTGGTTACATTATTAATCATGGTGTTGAAGGTGGCAGAATGTTTATTGATACTAAAATTATCGAAGGCACTGTAGCAAACACACTACCGCACACACCTGAATTTGTAAAAAGCATATACGACTTTTGTTTACAGAACATAAATGAAACACAACCATTTGCACACGGAGATTGGGTACTCAGTAACATTATTGTACAGGGTGATTCCTATGAATTAATTGATTGGGACAATGTAGGTGTGTATCAACCCAATGTGGTTTTTGATAAATTGGAAAGCGATTTAAGGTCTGCTTTTGGAGAGAAATTCGATGAAATGTTACGCACCTTGGCATAGTATTTTGGTACGTTTTAACGGCGATATTGTACCCGATGGTGTGTACACAAACCGCTACGGAAACGTGCTACAAGAGCCCTTAAACACCGTCTTAAACGCATTTACAGCGTCATACACAAAGGATAGTATCCGTAATGGAGTGTTACCGCCCGAGTGCCAACAATGTGCTTTAAAAGAGGCTACAGTAGGTCATAGCCGAAGATTATTCTTCCGTGATATTTTGAATCCTATGCTTGAAGGATCCAATAATGATTACTCAAAAAACTTCCACGATATCAAATTTTTGGAGTTCAATATGAGTAATATTTGTAATTTGAAATGCCGTATGTGCGATGGAATCAATTCAAGTGCTTGGGTCAAGGACGAATTGAAACTTGCAAAAAATGGTAACCCATATCATAGAAGAATTGACAATCCAGAGTTTGGATATGTTAATAAAAGTGAACAAATAATACAAAGACTATTTGAAGATCCTACTCCGTTTATGGGGTTACGTTATCTTAGTATTAAAGGCGGAGAGCCTTATATGGAACCTGCAAACAAAAAGATATTGCAGAAGTTTATAGACTTAGGAGTTGCAAAAAATGTTACACTTGACTGGACTACGAATGGTACGATCGTTGATGAGGAAGTACAAGAACTTGCAAGACATTATGGCGAAACTAAATGGACTGTAAGTGTTGAAGGTACTGATGGATTGTATGAATACATTAGAGGTGGAAAGAACTTTACGTTTGAACAACTAAATGATAATTTAAAACAATATGACTTTGATAGAATTATTATTGCTGTAACTGTAATGGCATATAACATTTCACACTTGGATAAAATACAAGATTGGTTTGATGCTAACAAAAAAGATAATTGGAGTATATACTTTAATAATGTTGTAGCACAACCTGCCTATTTGAATCCACGTGTATTGCCTAATGAAATATTACACAACATTAAACATAAGTTGCCTAACATAACATACGAACAAAACAATAGTAAACTATTAGATATGTTTGTAAACTATACTAAGGATTTAGATAAGATTAGAGATACAAGTGTTTTAAATTTTTGTCCGGAACTTAAAGATCTCTTTGTATAGGATCAAGTGCCATATAGTGTAAGTTGTAACTACGTGGACTATCAATTACCCATTTAACAAGTTTACCTGCTTCAAGTAAACTAATTTTATTATTAGTGCTTTTATCTAATTGTGTTTGTGATGCAAGTTGACCAAACGCAATATTGCTTACACGAATTTTGCTACTACCAAATGTTCCGTACTGTGAATACTTCTTACTTAATTCATCAAGTTCAGTTTTGTTTTTAAGATAGTCGCCTGGATTATAACCGTCACCCCAATAACTTGTTGTACTTGAAATATTAATAATGTGTTCACCATTAAACTTTTCATATACCTTACGTAACAATTCTACTTGTTCGCCATTAGGACCGTATTGACTGTTTACAAATACATTATGATCTTTTACGTATTCTGCTACTGCGTCAGCATCTGTAAGATCCCAGTCATTCCATCTACCAATAAATTCTACTTGATTACGACTGTAGGCTTCCCATATACCTGAGCATAATCCTTCATACTTAGGATTACCTGTTACAACTATTCGCATTTGTATTCCTCTGGCACTGTTCCATAACCAACTGTTCTGTCCCAAGCACGTTGAGTATATGTGTTTGTTACCTTTGCGTATGCTTCTTCAAAACCTTCTTCATGTAAATATGTTTCTTCCATGTACCAAACTCTTTTAAAATAACTATCATAACAATCAAAGATACAATCTTCTGTTGCATTAAAGTGACCTTTTACTAACCAAAAAACTCTATATGCATCTTTGCGTGTTACGTTTGTCATCCAACTTCCTTCCTAATGAATATATCACTTAAACAACTACACACACTTTTACCACATACTATTGGCTCAGTGGGTAATTTATAACGTTCAAGGTTACCTAACGCACCGCCGAATTGACAATCTGCTCTATATAGGTTACCCCACATATCTACATTTACTCCATCAATACCTGCCCAACATTTCCAACCACTAAACATATTTTTTTCTTGCAGTAGGATTTCGTTAGCAGTAACTACTGAATTATTTAGTAGTAACTCTCCGCGGTGTAAATTACTAAAGTCAAACTCTCGTTTGTACTTCCAGTTATTGATCAAATCTTTTTGCTCTGGTGTGTAAACTGTAACTTCATTTGTTACGTGTTCTTGACTTGTTTTGTCTACGATCACCTTAGGCTCAACTGTAAGATTATCACTACCTTCATATAACTGTTTAGCAATGCTTTCTAACTCATTAAATTTTTCTGGTACCATCATTAGGTGTACAGCAACGGGACAGTCAACACTGTTTGCTACTTCAATAAAATGTTCTACGTCTGCGTATTGTGGATGATACGAAATAATAAATCCGTCTGTGTAATTACTAATTTCTTTGTAATACTTTACACGTTGACTTCCGTTTGTGACAAAACTAAAATAGTGTCCTTGTTTTTTTACAAGTTTTGCAAGATCAATAAAGTGTTTCCAGTATGTAGGTTCTCCACCACTTATTCTGTAACACATTGTCTTAGGTACTTTTAATTTTTCAACAAAGTTTTTTACAGTTTCCCATTTAGGTTGTCCTGTACTTCCGTTATGTAAAATGTCTGGACAGTATTCACAACGATAGTTACACTTGTTGCTGAGAGTCCAACTAACAAGGAACCAATCTTTTTTCGTTATGTCTACATATTCTAATTTCAATTTCTCATCTCTAATGTATTGATATGGTTTCCACTTTCCCATTCATCAATTATAAACTTAATTACTTTTGCAACTGATTCTGGTTTTAATAATTTGTGTTGTTTTTTAAAATAATGAAACTTTGTTCTTAGTTCTTCTAATACTTCTTTGCTTTTATAAACATCTTTGCCTGCAAAGTCTGTATCACAAAATGCAGGAACAACAAGACTTGCTTTACACTCAGGTCTTAAACTATTCCATTGATGTGTTTTTGTGTGTAGTTCTAATTTGTTTTTGTAATAATCTTCTTCAAAGAAAATATCATTTGTAGTATTTGCAACAACTGATCCTATGTTTACACATAACTTGTCTTTGTCTTGATTAAACACACTCCACATATCAAACAGTGTACTTTGTGTATTTTCACAGTAAACATTGTTAATAAAGATATCAACATCACGTAAATGATCAAATGCTTTTCCAGTATCTCTTACATCACATGCCCATTCTTCATTTCTGTCAAGCAGTACCCAAACATAATCATGTTTGTATAATTCGTAAAATGCTTTTCCAATTCCTGCTTTGTGTCCTGTTAATCCTACTTGCATAAAGCCTCTCCAAGTTCAGGAAATATTTTAGTGTAGTCTAATCCACGTTGTTCATCAAGTACTCTTATGTAATCAAGTGTTTGAGGTAACTTTGCTGACCAGTCTTCTTCCATCATATATTTTATTAAACCTTCCCAACGTACTTGGCCCATTGGGTGTTGAATCCATTGTGTGTTAAATTTTTGTCTTTCTATAAATGCTTCAATGCGTTTTTTAGCAAACTGTTTATACTCTTCTGGTAACACTCGTACATTTAAGTAAGACGGAAAGTATACAAGGTGTGTACTAATCATACCGCCTTGTGTTTGTGCATTTACTTTACTAAACTTTTGATCAAGTTTCCATTCAGCAAGTTCATCAAGATGTGCTACATTAAACATCTGTACTGCTGACGCTATGTTAATATTAATATTTGCATTACTTGAATCAAGTATTTTTATATTCTTTTCAATGTCTGCCCATTTGCTTGGGTGACGTATGTAATCATTCTTTTCACCATATGCATCAATACTAAAGTTAAATGTTACTTCTTTAAAGTGTTGCCATAACACAAACAGTTCAGGTTTCAATACAAGTCCATTACTGTTATATCTAATACAACAATTTTCAGCATGTCCTTCATCAACCATAAATTGTAATATGTTATAGTGTTCAGGAATCATTAGAGGCTCGCCACCTGCAAAATATAATTCTTTGATGTGCTGTGCTTGGTCTTTCATAGAATCAAGAAACGATCCTTTCTTATACCAAGTGTAATCAAAGTCTTCATTCCAACTTTGATCGTTAATTAAATCTTTGTTTGTATACTTAGGATGATTTAGTTTCCATTCCTTAATCCAACTACTTGAATCATGTGGACTACACATAACACATTTAAGTTGACATACATTACCTAAACGTAAATCAAAGTAAGGAACATTTACAGGTAAGTCACCTTGTTCTCCTGTTTTTGCTACAATACTATCTATGTCTAAACGTTGTTTCCATACTTCTGTTTCCCATTGACGTTTGCTAACAATACCTTTGCTTTCTTCTGCAAAACATTTACGACAACTTGCTGGTATCTCATCATTTAACATTTGCAATCTTGTTCGACGCATGTGTTCACTATTCCATACTTCTTCAATAGTGTGTTCACGCAAGTTCATGCTTACTCCGTCTTTCTTAACAAGTCCTGCTGTCTTGTCATCTTCAACTCCTGCACCTGATGCATTAGCAGTACAACAAACTCTAACATCGCCGTTAGGTCTTGTTGCTAAATGTATCCAAGGTAAAGGACAAAATGTTTTAGACATGTTCCTTCCTTTCAAACTGTGCATTTAGTTTGTCAAACTTTCCACACTGTTTAGAACATTCTGCAAGTCCTGTTGAAGTCCAACAACCACTAATACTACTAAAGAAGTTGCTGTCAAATATTTCTTTAAATGATTGTTTATGCAAGTTAGGAAACTTACCAATCTTTACCATGTAATCTATTCTACTACCACTGTGCTGTGGTAACCATTCTAAGTCTAACCAACAGCAAGGACTAACATTACCATTTGCACTTATGTACATTTGATTATCTTGTTTTGCTTTGCAAGTAATTAAAGGCAACTTTTCTTGTTGTGCTTCTTTTGCCGGAGCAATCATTTCAAGACTCTTACTTGACGGCAATAAGGTATGTGTGATTTTGTAGTTGTCATCAAGCACATCAAACCTACCGTCTTTGAATCTTGTTGTATGTTTAATACTAAATCCTTTGAATCCTAACTCCTTGCTCATCTTTTCACAAGTATCAACTTGGTGTTCGTTATGTTTGAATACAAGCATGTCCCAACGTGCATCTCCGCCTACGTGTATAAACTGTGATGCATTGTTAATAATCTTTTCCCAGTTAGTGTTTATTCTGTATAGTGCATGAGTATCTCCAAGTCCGTCAATGCCAAACACAACTTTTACTTTTAGTTCTGCAAGTCCGCGCCACCACTCTTTAGTTCTACCACTTCCGTTAGTGTGCATTTGCAATGTCATTTCTGAATTGTTTTCACGTAGATATCTAAAAATTTCTAATGTGTCTTTTGCAACAATAGGATCGCCCAAGTTACCACACATATTAAGAAACTTTAATTGTTGTACAAAACTTACAGGAAACCATTCCTTAAAAGTGTCAATAGATATTTCTTCCAAGTCTAAGCCTTCAAGTAACGGTCCGCCATGTAATCGTCTTGGACACATAGGACATCTTGCTTGGCACTTAGAAGTTACTTCTAAATGTATTGATGTAATATCTTCGTAGTTATACATTACTTTTGATTTAATCTCCCAAGTGTAGCATTAACAGTGTCTGGATTTAGATCAACATTTACAATTAACCAGTAACTATCATTAAAGCCACTATTGAATAGGTAGTGCATTTTTAAAGTATCTACAAAGTATAGTCTACCTACTTCCCAATGTAGCATTTTATCTTCTAATACAAAATTAAAATAAGGTGGATTAACATTACGCAAAGGCATTATCAATCTAAAACTGTCTGCTCTACCTGAACTGTAGTTCCAATCTCTATGTGGAGGAAAGAATCCGCCTGGACCAAACTTTAAAAAGTGTGTTCTATAGTAATTGTCCTTCCAAGGTTCTAACACTTCTTCTATTTGTTTGTTTAGAACTGGTGTAGGCACATTAAAATCTTTTTCGTTATATCCTGTTTTGTTTTCTTTGTTATATTCATACAAACTATCTAAGTCTGGTACACCTGTAATACCGCCATCTAAACTTGTAATACTTAAACCCCAACGATTAATATCCTTACGTGGATTATATTTTACCCAATCAAATTCATTTGCCCAAGCAATCATTGCCTCAGCATCTGTTGTGATGTCTAATTCTATAAGTTGACCGTATTGTGTAAGTCTGTGAATCATTTTTTCTTTCCTATAACCATAAAACGTTTATATTTGGGTAATTCTATTTCGTCTTTAATATCTACATCTAACAAACTTCGTCTTGCAAACTGTTCTAAGTTCTTACAACAGTTAATATGTTCTTCTAATTCATAGTAGTCATTACTTTGTACAACAACTTGTGCTGAATCAGGAACTTTTGCTAACCACTTTTTGTATTTGTCTTGTGTAATATGTTCGCAACTTGTATTAATTACAATGTATGGTTCTGCTGTGTATTCGTAATCTACCATATCGCAGGTTACTGCTTCAAACTTACCTTCCATTTCGTATCTCTTGTTTACTGTAGTTGCAATTTCTTTGCATACAGGATCAACATCAACACTTACAACTTTCTTAATACCTATTTCACTGTTGAATAGCATACTTGCTAACAATCCATTCCAACCTCCATGTATAACAATTTCAGCATTTCGGATCATTTTGTTTTTTTCAGCGACAGTTTCAATCAACCATAACTTGGATTGTATTTGACCACCCCAGAAAGTTTCTAATGTACGATCTTTATCTTCGCTATTGCGAATTGCGTCCATCCAGAACTTAATATCTTGAATATCAATTTTCATTTCTAATCTTACTATTATATTTAACTGCTTCTTCAAGCAGTGAAAGTTCAGTATTATATCCTTTTGCTTGATGTAAGAACGCATCTACGTCTTTAGGAAAACAATGCCCACCAAATCCACGTTCTTTTGTTACATTAGTATGACTGTATCCTATACGAGAGTCATCTGCAACATATTTCCTTACTTGTTCAAAGTCTACACCTGCTTTTTCACAGAAATCATACAACTGATTAAAATATGTAACCTTTAATGCAAGATAACTGTTACGTACATACTTGGCTATTACAAGATCTTCTGGATCTGCAATCTTTACATCAACAGTACCAAGTAAGTCTACAAAAAATCCTGACCAAAACTGTGTATTATCTCCACCAAGTAAAATTTGTTGCGTGTTTGCAAAGTCTGAGTTTGCATTTGCGGCAGTTAAAAACTCTGGACTGAATGTTATTTCCTTTTCAGGAAACGTATCTTTAAGCATACGCCAACCTTCAAGACTAATTGTGCTTTTAATTAGTATAGGAATCTCATTAGATGCTTTTTCTATTACCTGATACACATTATCCATTACACAATAACCTGCTGAACTTCTTGGTGTGCTTACACACACTATAAGTGCCTGTACTTCTTTAAAACTTGCTTTATGACCAAGTGCTGGATCGTTAATTAGCACTTCGTATTTGTCTTTCATAGATTCGGCAATGGCTTTACCGACATATCCGTATCCTGCTATTCCTATTTTCATATTTTTCTCTTTGGTATTTTACTATCTGCACTGCTTACACAACTTGGTGTAATACAAGGCATTGGCTTATCAAACAAACTGAACCCTTCAGTTAATGTTCCTAATGGTGTATCATGGCAACTGTAACTACGTTTAACTTCATTGTTTCTAATTATACAACTTTGATATCCGCTATTACATTCCCAACCTTTAAATTTATTAAAACCAAAAGCATTTAATCTTTCTGCTTGGTCAATACTGTATTCTACTCCATTAACATCTTTGAGCGATACTTGATGGACCGATTGTTCGCTTTCGGTACGCAATATTTCTTTTTGTTCCTCGGTATAACCATCAACCACAAAAGAAGCGGTAGGATCAGACTGAGGCTTAAGAGTAACGTGTAAACCCCGTTCAATAAATCTTTTACTTCTGGCATAATATTCCTCCCATAGTTCGGGTACCATAACTTGATTAATAGTTACAAGTACACCTTCGTCTTGGAGATATAAAAGTTTATCTCCGAATTCTTTTTCATTTGCAAATTCTGCATGAAAACTTGCTGTAATACTTCTTCTGTCCATAACATCTGTAACATCTAAAAACTTCTTCCACCATTTCTTTGCTGGACTACAATTACTTGTCATGTGTATGCTTAGGTATTCACTTTCATAATCTTCATAGTGATTAACTAAATCTAAAAAGCCTTTGTATGCTGTAGGCTCTCCTCCACTAAAACTAAAATGAAACTTGTCAAAGCCATTTGCTTTTGCTTGTTTCTTAATTTCATCAATAGATGTTTTATAAATTTCTAATTCCTGATAGTCTGGCTTGTCAGTGTTAGCATAAGGCCAACAGTAACTACACTTGTAATTACAAAACCTGCCGAGGATCCAACTAACGCTGAATAGATTAGTATCCAGCATTGTCTTTTGTCCAAGGCTGACAATATCCTTAAAAGGAATCTTTGTGTTCATTAAACTCCTCTTCTAAATAATCAAAATCATTTAACATTGCAAGTGCTTCTACATTGCCTCTATAGTGTTCTCCAAATTGCTTACCACATGCCGCTCCGTGCATTGCAATCTTTCCGTACTGTCTTTCAGCACCAACAGTAAGCCATGTTTCCAAACGCTTCTCTGTTTCTTCATCTACTTGTCCTGGAATAGTTTTACTTGCTAATTTTGCACATTCTCTAAATGCTCCACGCCAAGTACTCAAAGGATCAGTGTTAAATCCTGTTACGCAACTTATCTCTGGCATTGCTTTGAACTTATCACTGATACTTGTAGTCATGTCGGGCATGGAAGTGTCCATGTTCAGTGTGAGTGATCGCGGTAATAACTTTACACCTCCATACCCGTATTCCAAGTCGTTGATCGGATTTATACTTCGCCATACATGCACTGTTTCTAAATCCCACTCGGAAACCTCAAAATTAAAATCAAAGTCTGGCATTAACTCTGCATCAGCATCAATAACCCAGAACATTTTTGTAAAACATTTTTTAGCCGCGGCAATGTGTGCTTGATGTAAACCTTTAACATCTTTTACACGTTTCGCCATAGGAAACATTTGCTTAATATGTTTCCAGTTTTCATCAGCGTTTGGTTCGCCGTAACTTATGAAGACTATATCATACATTTTACTTTATCCTTTATTTGTGCGACAACTTGGTCGTGTATGCTTTCTCCGTCATGGGCCTCATCTCTTGCACGACCAGTCATCTTTGTTTTTACTGTTTGTACCATATCTTTGTCATACTTTGTTTTAAAGTCTGCTTGGAATGTCCAATTATGTACAGGCACACCAAGTGCGTTCCATATATTGTTTACACTATTTAGATGATACAAATTCTCATAATTCATTTGTCCTTGTTCATGAACCCAACGTTTGTGGTACCAAACTGAGTCCATCATTTCGTATTCTTCTTCAGTTCCGTCTGGAAGGAACATAATATTCCTATCTTCTAATCTTATTTGATTAGTAAACAATTTCTTTTCAGTGTATGCAAAACTTTTTCGTGACGATTGTGGCCATTGAATTAAGACGCATTTAGGAAGTACAAATTTGTTCTTTATGAATAATTGTGTATTTAACGCAACAATATCAGGTCCTGTACCTGCTTTGGCTAAGTTTATTACGTCTATATCATACATCTTGCTAATTTTATTACACCATATTTGTTCTTCGTATAAACCTACGCCTTCAGTATAACTGCACCCGAACACTAAAATATAATCGTTATTAAGACCCGTTAATTCTTTTGTACGATATCCAAGACTGTTAAAGTTGTATTCTAACTTATCAGCAGTATTATGATACTCCCAACCTTCTTTGTTGTACTGATTGTAGTTTTCTAAATCGTCACCACAATACCATTGTAAACTTTTACCTGCTATTTCAGGAAAATATAATAACGGATGATCCTTAGTGTAAAACATTATCTTGTGTTTCCGTATTGTATGACAAGATACTTAGAATTAGGTTTCATTTTTCTCCACGGATCAATAAACACTGAGTCTGTTGAGTATTCTAAGTACGGGGTTGGGTGTGCAAGTAAAATAATACCTCCAAGGCTTACTTGACTACTTGGCATTTCACTTGCAAGTGGATCAATGTAAATCATACTGTGTCCAAGTTCCTTAACATAGTGATCAACAAGTAGTG